GCAGCTTCCATTTTTGTATCATAAATGTTAAAATCAATCCTTTTGTGTATATTTAATCTGCTTTTGTATATGCTCTGCCGCCTTCCTGTATCTGTTATCTTCCCTTTGCTGATAATCAAATCCGCTGCTAATACAAAATAGTCGTCTGTTTCGTCAATAATCCAACCCACAGAGAAACAATCAGCCAGACCGATAGAACTAATTTTAAGCTCTTTCCAGCCTGTTTCATCTTCCTGGGGATCTTTCCAATTAAAAATTAAAAGATCGGGATTAGTCTTGGAAGACATCATTAACTCTAACCTTATTGCCAGTAGCCTGGACAATTTTTTTAATGTTAGTCCAGCTAGGTATCAAACCTTGACACCATCGCTGTACCAACCTGGCTGGATTAGAATGATCCGAAAAACCTAATACTTCTGCTAATTTTTGATATGTATAATTATATTTTGTTCTGTATTGTTCTAATGTCATAGCATAAATATCTATATTATTTTTTTTATTTCAACTTTTTTTCTATTTTTTTTCCCCAGGGTATTGACATTATAGCATCAGTCGCTATATTCATCATAGGAGGTACGAAAATGAAACTAACAAAAAAAGAAAAAGAGCTGCTGGTCAAAGAACACAACAGACCAGAAGATCAAAAAAAAGGCATTGCTTATGTCAAACTTTTTAATCCCACAGGAACTGGTACTTGGTATCTCACTGAGTTAAACCCAGAAACAAACGTAGCATTCGGTCTTGCTGGGATACACGAGTGGGAGTTAGGCTACATTGACTTAAACGAACTAGCAGCCTTCAAAGGTCAGTTCGGACTAGGCATCGAAAAAGACAGATGGTTCGACCAAAAACCACTAGAAGCAATCCAGAAGGAGGTGCAACAGTAACGATGAAAAAAGAAAATAAGAAAAAAAATAAAGTGGTCTACAACAACAAACCAGATCCAGTCATCAGCATTAAAATTTACGAAATAGATGCAAACGGAAAAAGAGTTTTAAAGGAGGTAAAACAATAATGATGAGAATAGATTACAACAATAAAATCTTAAAAATAGGTGATGGTAAGGTTTTAACAATGATTAGAGCTTTAGATGAATACATCATTACCATTAATAAAATGCTCCAGGAAGATCAACCTGGTTTAATTTATGATGAAAACATGAAGCTCACAAATTATGGCAGATACCTAAAAGACGAAAAAAAGAATGCCACCGATGTTATTAACTGGATGGAAAAGGAGAGAAACTAGTGGATAAAAACGAGATCTTAGAACAAAAGATGAACGAAGCCTACAACAAGGCTATCGACAGTTTAGCCAGGTACAAATTTGAAATGTTTGGATACTGGAGCAGCAGCTGGGTAAAATATAACCAGCTCTGGGGAGAGTTTGGTAACAAAAGAAAACCAAACCCATTTAAAAACTTAGTACAGGAAGCGGCTGGGATGATGCAACAATTTAAGGAGGTAGCATAATGATCGTGTATCAAAATAAAGATGGTGAATACTTAAAGCCTGGAGGATTTACCAGGCTGAATGGTGGCAAAAGATTAAGCAGCCACCAGTTAGCATTACTAAAATTAAAAAAAGTAAAAGTTAAAGAAATCACTATGCAGAATGGGAAAAAATATTTAATTCCTGATAGGACTTGACATTATAGCATTAGTTGCTATTTATATTGTAGGAGGTACTCAATGAAAACAGTAAGAACAAAAAAGCCAAACGGACAAACCCTGGCTGCAATCGCTGCGGTCAGAAAATATGGCTGGATCATGCTCGGAGATGGTAGCCTGGTCAAACACTACAAAGACAACGAAGGCAACGAGTTCCTGGTCTACGAAGATCAAAACAACCAGGTCATGCTAACAGAAAGATTGGAGGACTAACACATGAAATACGAACTACACCAAATACACTTGTCAGACGCAGAGATCGACAAGGTAAATGCTGAAGGTCATAACAGTGTTGATAAAAATAAATTACACATTGACATGACTGTGCGTAGAAACCAGATAGAGCTTCTAGCCAAGGAAGCCTGGAACAAAGGTTACTACACTCATGTATCTAACATCGAAACAGACCAAGGTCTGGAGGGTGTTTTCCAGATTGGCAACATCGGCTCTGAGGAACACATCGAGAGATTAGCTCCGATGTATTCTACTTCTGTCGGTGATATCATAATCGACAACAAAGGTAAAAAATTTGTTGTAGCAAGTTTAGGTTTTAAGGAGGTAGCATAATGTCTGAAACAATATCAATATCAGATTACCAGGTCATGCAATCTGCAGCTGGTTATTATATCGGCAGAACTTCTGTCGAGAGAACAGAGGAAGGCTGGGAGTACCCAGCTCCCTATGACAGAGCTTCTGGTTACTATGCAACAGAAGAAGCAGCTAAGAAAGATTTACCAAAATACAAGGAGGTACAATAATGGGATACAAACCTATAACAAGTAAAGATCCACACAGTAAATATCTTAAAGATTTATTTAAAAGAGAATTTGCTGCAACAAGTATTAGATCTTTAAAATACGATCACGAAACAGATACTTATTCAGCAACAGTTCTTGCTGGATGGGATGGATCTCGATATACAATGCACGACTATGGTGAGATTGATGGCAAGTTTGCCAGAAAATATTACAAAGACAACATAGCAGATGGGTTTTTCAGTATCCATGCTTAACGAGATCTTAACATTAACTGTACACCTGGGGATGGCTGCGGTCATCCTCTGGTTAGTCTATGAATTTTTTGGAGATAAAAATGATTGATGTCGGCAAAGAGCTAGAGAGCTATCGAGCCTGGTTTGACAAAGTAGATCCAGCAGCTCCAGAAGGTTACAAAAAACATTTAATTTCTACATACATGACTGGAGAGTCAAACTTTTGTAAAAGCCAAGAACAATACGAAGATAAGAAAAAACTAGGTGGACTTTTAGCAGATCTATATTTAATGGGTATTATCTGGACTCAACACTATGATGCAGCTGCTTGTGGTAACCTGGATAAATACCTGGCAAAAGGTAAGTACAAAACAATTTGACATGATAGCAGTTACAGCTATATTGGGATAAAATATGGATCAAATATCATATGTTGCGGATTACTGGTTAAAACATGGACTAGACCATTTATCACCGACACAAAAAAATAAACCATTGTGTGCCTGGTGGTATGAATATGTTTTTAAAGACCAGGAATGGAGAAGAAAAAAGAAACCTAGTGCAAAAATGAAAGCTGGTGTATCTGCACAAATAGGCTGGGATAATTATGTTTTAAAAGATACATCAGAAGATGAGTCTGTAGATCTTGCAATCAAAGATTACCAAAAGCAAAAAGGTTTTTTTATTGATGATGAAAAAGAAATGAAACAGTGGGAAGTAAACCTGGAAGCAATACCAGCTGTTGTAAAAAATTATATCCAGGCATTAAAAGATTTGGATATAAAAAAACATACTACGATTAATGCAGAACATTATGTAGATCTACAAATGGATGGAATTGAAATACCCTGGATTGGTAGAACAGATTTAGAAACAAAAGAATTTTTTATAGAAGCAAAAACTAAATGGCAAAAGAGAGCTGGTAAACCCAGAAAAGATGGCACATACAATTATGGAAAAGTTGCAGTAGCTGCAGAACCAGAAGCAGCTCATGTAGATCAGGTATCTTTTTATGAAGCAGCAACAAAAAAGCCAGGCTATTTAATTTATGCAACACCCTATGAATACAAAGTTTTCAGCACAAACGAGTCCTCCGCATTAAATGCTGAAACTAGAGAGAGCTGTATGAAAGATTTTTATCGTACAGCTCTTACTAGACAAAATTTAATTAAGCTATCTGATGATGCGGAATATGTAGCTAAAAATTTTATCCAGCCAGATTTTAAAAATATAAATTACTTTGGATACACTAATGAAGAACTAGATGAGGTAAAAAATTTTTATGGTCGATAAAGTACAAATGTCTGATGAACAAAGAAAAGCTAGGGAATTGAAGTTCCAGGCTGAATGTCGTGAAAGACTGAATAAAAAACCTAAAACAAAATGGGTATGGTTGCACATAAAGGAGGTAACAAATGCAAACACAAGAAAAACTTAAACTAGCGGTAGCTGCTTATGAAAAAGATTTTGATAAGAATGGCATTACTGTACGAGGTGGTAAGAAATATGGCACAGTCAATCAAAGACTAAAAGCCTTTAGAACTTTCTTTCCAGATGCATCTATAACGACTGATGTAATTAAAAATGAAAGAGTCCAGGTAAAGAACCTGGAAACCGAGGTTGTAGTAATGAAATGTACTATTAGCTTGGATGGTCAAGTTATATCAACAGGCATAGCGGAAGAATTTAGGGAAGGATCATCTCCCGTTAATGTTACAAGTTTTTGGGAGAACTGCGAAACCAGTGCGATTGGTCGTAGTCTTGCCAATCTAGGTTTTAGCGGACAGGAGTTTGCATCTTATGATGAGATACAAATAGCGGAAGCTAAAAGCCAGGCTATCAATGGCTCTGGCACAATGTTTGATAAGTTTACTGCAGCAATACAAAATGCAAAACAAGTTGGACATTTAATGAAAACATCAGCTGAGTATAAACATTGGCTAGATGGTTTAAATAAAGAAGATAAAGAAATAGCCAGGAACATCTGGTTAAAACGAAAAGAACAAATCAGTTCATTACAAGAAGGGAAAGTAATACATGAATAAAAAATATCTTAATATGTTTCCAGGAGATGATTTAAAAAATGCGATGTCATCTTTTGGTAAAAAACCATTAGGTAAATCTCATAGCCAGGGATTTACACCTAAAGAAGATATCGTATTAAAAGCTGGTCAAACCTATTCATTAACACTATGGAGTGGTACAACACAAAATGGTCATCCTAGTATTAGTTTAGCGATAGAAGATTGGCAGCCATTTACAGGCGGTAGTTCTAACAATGCAGAAGGAGCTGCAGCTCCGAGCAACGATGATGCTCCATTCTAATGAAGCAGCTTAGAACATTAAAACATTACACCCAGGGAGAAATATTAAACAAACAAGAACGAGAAAGAAAAAAAAATAAAAAGTTTGTTGAAAAAAACATATTAACTCCCTGGTATTTTAAAAATAAAAAAGAGGATGAATGTCTGAACAAATAGATCCAGATCATTATAAAAATAAAAACATAGAAACATTCTATGCAATTACCAGTCAGCTACCACCAGTCCAGGTTATTGGTTTTTTACGAGGTCAAATAATGAAATATATTATGCGGCTTGGTAGTAAACACGATGACAGTGTGGATGCCATGCTGATGGATGCGGGGAAAGCTGATTGGTATTTAAGTAAATTAATGCAATATCTTAACGATCATAAAGATAAAATAGATGGCTAGAGATTGGTATTCCAATCTTAAACAAGAAGCCTATAGCAAATGGCATCGTCAGTTTGATGGTATTGCTATGATAGATGTAGACTCTGTTGAATGCTGCAAGGTTTGTTATGAACCCCTGGCTATCATTGAGGTAGCGATGGATAAAGGTCAAGACAAAGCCTATACATTAATTAAAAAGATTGCAGATAAGATGCAGCTCCCAGCCTTTGTTGTTTTGTATACTGTAGAACAAGAGGAGATAACACAATTTAGAATTAGACGAGTTAGTCCACAAGTATCTAAGACGTACAGGGTAGCAGCTCCAGAGCTGTGGCTCTCCTGGTTAAGAAGTTTACAAGGGGAATGTAAAAGCTGTAGTTTAAATGTAGAATGGTGAAATTTATT